ATTACCCTCCATCTGAATGGAAGGAGGTCAAATGACCTACAACATTGACCCTGAACAGGACTATGAAGCCGACCTTGATTACTCAGTAGCAGATCAATTAGGCATAGACGTAGAAGACTTGGAGATGTGTCCCAAGAAAGTCTACGATGCTCTGTTGAGGTACTTCCATTACTACCTGTCTGGTGGAGACATTATCTACCGGGGTCCACGTAACCATAACTAAGGATTAAGAAGGGGGGCTTCGGCTCCCCTTTTTTTTGGTGTCGAGGGCTGTCAGATGATGGAATTTTCAGTACACCCAACAGCCCCGCACCTTTCGTCGTAGTGGTCACGATCCACTATCCCTAGCGGTATCGCGGGACGTATCCCGTCCACCTATATTATACCACACGTGTCAAGCCCTGATCGTCTGATCAAGGTCATGTATCCGCATGTTCCACATATCCACGATAGTTTTAAATCCATTCGTCCAATCCGTACTACCCATCTTGTGAAGGAATGCCTTCTCCATGTATTCTACTGCATCCTTATCCCCACACAACCACACATTTTTCAGTCCAAAATACTCCCACTTCTCCTTCCTTTCAAATTCCAAGCTGACAAACACGTACCTATCAGGGTGCTGATGGGTGCTAGTGGTAGCTACTGACACATCATACTCCCAACGGGGTGCGACTGTTCTCCTCTTAGTTTTAACCTCCAGTCTCTCCCCTTTGTACACAAGGTCATAGTCTTTCTTGTCCTCGATATCTACCCCCAAATAATTTGCCACTGCCAACTCACCCAGCCTACCCGCTGTATTGCCAGCCCCCTTAGTGATAGAGTTTTTCAAACCGCCAAGTTTTTTAGACCACGCAGCAGCCTTCTGTAACATCTCCTTATCGTGTGGTATTACTATCACAACCTCTCCCTGAAAGCGTTATACAAATCTCCCTCGTAAGATGCCAGAGTCCCAAGCATCTGCTTCTCTAGAACACTCTTCCCATACTGCCTGTAAAACCATACGTCTACATCTAACTTGTTTGCTATCGCTATGTCTCCTAACCTACGCCTACCGCTGCTCTCACACTTAAAACAATCTATCCTCTTCACCCCTGTATCTATCCATCCCTTCCCATTACAAGTACCGCACAACCCATCACCATTCGCCTCTTCTATTGCTACATATGCCAAAGCCAATAAGAAATCTGGGTAAGCAAGCAACATAGATTTCCTTCTCCTTGATTTTGCCTCCCTTCTTAAGACTTTAGCCGCTAGTATATAGGCTACGTTCTTTATCTTTGACCTGTCACCTGCATATTTAAACCTCAAAAAATCTGATGCCTCTTGGGATACTCCAGCAAGCACATAACAAATGACTTCACTTCTTATCCTTGGCCTCATGTTTAGATGGGTGTAGGTGGTCAGCGAACATAAGTCCTCTGCTGATATCCTCATATGATTCTTCCATTATTATTTTATTTATTATTATATTTTTCATGAACGCAATTGCTATCTCCTTAGTCACATCTTGTGTGGTAAAACGATACACCTCCCATCCATGCAGCGTAGCGAGATTATACTTCTCCAGATCACGAGTGTAACCCTTCCCTGTGGTGTGGCCCCCGCCCCCCTTCATCCACACACCACCTTCAACTTCCATGGCAATCATTCTATCTGGCCATGCAAAATCAAATCTAAACCTTCTCTTCTTTAAAAATTTATACTCTGCCTTTGGTATGTCCAACTGATGCTCCATCAACTGGTCCATGAACAGTTGTTCTCCCTTACTTATGGTCAAGGTAAGCCCCCGTGCTATGTTCATACGCAAGGGTAGACATACCCATTCCACCATCCTGTCTAAACCTCTGCTTCTGTACGTGAATCTCTACCATCTTTGAGTCTGGGTCTGCGAGATCACGGTATATCACCACACCTGAGTCTGATTTGTTTCTCCAGTGTGCTGAACCTGATATGTCCCATAAGCTTGGTACTGGGTAGGCCCCGCTCTTATCTCTGTACATCTTGGCAGGGTGAGCCACTATCCACAGGTGTATGCCATACCTTCTGGCAAATTGTCTTGCCCTCTTCAAGCACAGACCAATGAACTCTGTCTCTGAGTATTCTCCACGTGCTGTCTCCAACTCATTCCATGGGTCTATCACTAGCCCACGTATACCATATCGCCTGACCAATCCCCTCGCTGTCTCCAGAATCCTATCCAACGTCCACTCATGATCATCCTCTGGCAGTATCCATTGGAAGTGTTCCTTTGCCCAATCATTAGCGTTCTCTAATTCCTCACGTGTCATCCTTAAGTTTGGCCCATCTCTGAAGGGTGCGCCTACATACTTCTCCATGATCCGTGACATGTGGTCCTCTAGTGGCTGGTTCTCTGGTGAGAAGATAGCAAATCTCCAACCATGTTCCTTGGCTATGTTCACCATCATTGCATCCAACCAATTAGACTTACCACTGCCCGGTATACCAGTAATCACACTGAAACATCCGGGCCTAATCAGATAGTGTTTGTCTAGGCTGGCCCATCCTGTCGATACCCCCTTCTCCAGACCATTGTCATACAAATCGAACAACTGCTCAGACAAATCTCCTGTGGTGTAAGTCCCAACAATAGGATAAGGCTCTGCGTGTTCAATGCACTCAGCCAATATCGTTTTACCATGCTCTTTCAGTACATCGTTGGCATCCTTACACCCTTCAGGCCACGTTACCCTACTGCATACCTCTTTGCCCAAGCGCCTTGCTAGTTCCTCTTGTAGTTTCTGGCCCGGAGCATCGTTGTCTCCCGCCAGTATGAACTGCTTACCCTGCAACCTGTCATCGTTGAGGAAATCAAACTTAGATGAGTAGTCCTTGGTGTTAACATGAGGCGCACCATCTGGAACGCTGACTGCATTCCTGAACCCGGCTTCCCAAAGGGATAGCTTGTCCATCTCACCTTCCACCAGAATTACTGGCGTGTCTCCTTTCTTAATATCATCCAGTCCATAGAGTATCCGTTCAGCACCAACCTCTGATCTGAATTCTTTCTTGCCTGATCTGTACTTGGCATTGATCAACTCACCATCACGATAGTAAGGGAAGACAAAAGCCTTCTTAATTTCCTCAGACTGAGGCATGTACACCTCACTTACGTAGATACCACAGTCAGTGGCTGTTGTCTCAGATATTCCTCTGTCTCCAAGCCATTCCAACGCACCGTTAGACAGCGTACCCTCAACAACCTTCTCTGGCTTACGATACTCTGGCTTTCTCCAATGGAGATTGACAGTCTTACGACTTCCGTTAGCCAGTGTTCCCGTCCAACCACAGTGATGACAACACCATACGCCTTCATCTGTATTGATGGACAGACACTTAACTCTTTTCTTTCTGCGATCACCACTACACTGAGGGCATGTCGCTGCTACCTGACCGTTGTTTGGACTGGCATCTATTCCAAAATCTGCGAATGTCTTCATGCTACAAACCCTCTCTTCTTCTTACCGCTATTGAGGACGGCTCTGAAGTAAGGGACAGGATCAGCAGGTTTCTTCAGAAGGACAACGCCGATAGCTTTTGCCGCCTCATACTCTCCGAAATCTTTGATTGCTTTTCCAAGGATAGGCTTGGCTTTCTCTCCTGCAATACTAGTCCATAAATCCCAGATATGAAGGCCGTTCATTAGTATAGGTTCCTTACTTACAGATTCAGTGTCACTTGACACGACACCCTCCTGTCTTATCACATGACAGGGTAGGACAGTGTATACGTTTGATCTTTGGCCACCATTATCTCTGTATCTATGTTCAATCTTTATGTGACCTTTCTCCTTTAACTTACTGATAACTAAGTTAACATTCTGTCTGGTCATGCCTGATCTCTTGGCTAGATACCCTTGAGAGGGCCAGCATTCTCCGCTCTCATCGTTGGCATTGTCAGCCAACAGGATAAGTATGATCTTTTCAGAGGTGGATAAACTAATATCTAACACCTTATGAAGTCTGCTAATACTCATTGATTCTCCAAATTAAATTGAGGGAACCGCTTACCTTAGCACAGACCTGTGGTATAATACAACCTTTCTTTGGGGAGAGGCTGGTGACGGGACTTTAGTCAAGACCCTAGCCAACCACCTTAGTGACGCTAGAAAACGCCACCACCACGCTCTCCCAAGCTGAGACAGGGTAATGAAAGCAAAGGAGAGAAGGTATCTCGAGTGGGTAACCAGCCTACCATGTAGCCACTGCGGTACTGAACCAGTACAAGCACATCACTTGAGAGACATAGCATTAGGGACAGGGCAGGGGCTGAGAGCAGCGCATTTCCTAACGCTACCAGTATGCTACACTTGTCACCAAGATTGTCATAATGGTACGCATGATAAGGAGACTCAATTTAGATGGGTATTACAGACTATAACGAAAGCGTTCAATCAAGATGTAATCAAGATGGTCTAGACAAATGTTGGTAGATCACATTGAAATTAATCATCCAGCAGTTGCTGAAATTATGGAAGGGTTTGATATAATATGGCCTAAGATAGTTTTTTTTGACCCTAACCTAGAAGGTTATCATGAACTTATACGTAGCGTGTATGCTCATGGGATGATAGCAACTCTTGAGGCTCTGGCTATTGAAGATGAGCAGACGGTTCATTAAATGAAAAGATACATCATAAGAACCGATGGCTCACAGGCCGCATGTATCAAGGACATATCCAACCTTGATTTTACCAAGCCGCATGAAGTAATCATAAAGCCTTACAAACATGTGCGTAGCGTAGAGCAGAATAATCTGTTACACTCATGGGTTCGTGAGATCGCCAATGAAACAGGACACACCGTGGAAGAAATAAAAGACCACATCTGTGCTGAATTCCTTGGCACTAAAGACTACGTTGGATTAGATGGCAAGCCAAGGAGTAGACTAATGACAACATCTGAACTTAACGTAGAGGAAATGTCAGCCTTGATTGAAAGGGTGACTGCACTAGGTGCGCTAGTCGGCGCACGTTTACCGGAGTTAAAATATGGATGACGAAGAAGAGATGGCGCGGGAAGAAGATAGCCGCGCTCAAGAAGAGCATGAGCAAACAGTAGCACAGTGGCAACAGTGGGAGGAAGAGCATGGCAAGTAAGCGTGACTTCCTAAATGAACTTGTGAAAGATAACGACCTCAATGTAGATGAGGACATTTTCAGACGCAAGATGGGTAGTAAAGACATGGCTTTCATAACACGTACTGGTATCGAGAAGATTCAATTCAATAACGATATCCGTGTGCGCTATGAAGTGATTGCAATGCAACCAGACTATGTAGTTGTAAAAGCAATCGCTACCAAAGGACCAGATGATGGCATCACTGTTGTTGTTGTCGAATCTTTTGGAGAAGCAACACCAGAAAATACTAAACAAAACCCACCGTATTATTCTGCTATGGCAGAGAAGAGAGCGTTAGCCCGTGTGGTATTAAAAACATGCGGGGCATACAAGCACGGTGTATACGGTGAAGACGAGTCGGAGGACTTTAAACAAAATGGCTAAGAAGAAAGTAAAGAAATCAGCAGTCCGTACAGCAAGTAAGATAAGTGAAGAGCAGAGGAAGTTACTGCTTTCCCTTATGAACCATTCATCCAGTGTTGTAAGGAGCACACTGGAAGTTGGGTCAGCATTTGCTAACGACTGTGTTGAAACTCAAGATGCAGTATGGAAGTTGGCTCGTGAGTTTGGATTCAAACAAGATAACCATTGGGAAGAATACAAGTGAGTCATTGGTACGACAGGGACGGTTCCCCTCAATACGAAGTCAAGAGTAAGTCAGGCTCAATGAGGGCCACAACATTAAGGGACGCTCGTAAATTTGAGTGGGTTCCGTCCGTGTCTACCATCTGGAAAGATGCGGTAGCCTCACCGGGATTGACTAGGTACTACCAAGACCAGTTGTTTTACGTGATGCTGGATGCTATGAACTATGTCCAAGACTTTGAAGGGCCAGACTTCAAGAAGAAGATGTTCGCTTTATCCAAGGAACATGCGATCAAGTCTGCTGAGAGAGGCACACACATACACAACCTTCTTGAACAGCAACTGTTAACTGGTAAGTGTGGTTCACAAGACCCAAATGAAATACTGATGGTCATGCAGACTATCTCCAAGATGAAAGAGGTATGCGGTGATCAGGATTGGAAGGTAGAGAAATCATTTGCTCACCCTATGGGGTATGGCGGTAAGATAGATGTGTGCTCAGACGAGTGGGTTGTAGACTTCAAGACAAAAGAATTAGATGAAGGTAAAAAGCCTGATGTGTACGACTCTTATGGTGTACAATTAGCGGCTTACAATCATGGGATAGGTGGTGGTAGGAAACTGCTCAACCTATTCGTGTCGGTTTCTTCTCCCGGTTACGTTGTTGATTATGAATGGGAAGAAAGAGAGAGGCTGTTTAGTATGTTTGAAACAGCTTTAAATTTATGGAAATTAACCAAGAGGTATGATGCTTCATGGCAAGCGTAAACAAAGCAATACTAGTAGGACACGTAGGCAAAGACCCTGACATCAGGGAAACTAAGGCCGGTGATACAGTGGCTACCTTCTCCCTAGCTACTAACAGTGGCTATGGTGAAAAGAAAACCACTGATTGGCATCGTGTTGTCTTCTTTGGAAAGACAGCAGATGTAGTCAAGGAGTACGTGAGTAAGGGTAGCCAGATTTATGTTGAGGGCAGAATCTCCAACCGTACTTACGATGACAAGGATGGTAACAAGAAGTACGTTACCGAAATTAACGGATACTCTATGCAAATGTTAGGATCAAAGGGTTCCAAGAATGATGTAGTTGATGGCGAAAATATCCCCTTCTAATTCTAAACTATACGAACAGGTGCGCTATAGTATGGCACGTGTTTGTTACAGGAAACGATTGAAGGACAAGGCCAAGGATTGGTCTGGATTTTTCGAGGAGTTCTTTGGGGTTGGTCTTGACGAGTATGTTAAGTATGCTCAAGAGGCCAACCTTAAAGATCGGTTTGACGAACTAGAAGTTTCCCCCTCAACAGATAAGGACGTTCCCATATTATGAACGTATACCAACAGTGGATTCACAAGACTAGGTATGCTCGTTACCTAGAAGAACTACAAAGGAGAGAGAACTGGGGAGAAACCGTAAGGAGATACACTGGTTTCTTTGAAGACAGACTCGATCTAAAACTCACTGATATTGAACGAGCCATCCTTGATCTGGATGTCATGCCCAGTATGCGCTGTTTTATGACTGCGGGAAAAGCATTGTCGAGGGATGCTTGCGCTGGCTACAACTGTAGCTACCTACCCATTGACTCACCCCGTGCGTTCGATGAGATCATGTACATCCTCATGTGTGGGACAGGGGTAGGGTTCAGCGTTGAGAGACAGTACATCAACCAGCTACCAGAGGTTGCAGAAGAGTTCCACGATACGGACACCGTCATCATCGTAAGAGATTCAAAGATTGGCTGGGCAACAGGGGTCAGAGAAATGATCAGCCTACTCTATAGTGGGCGAGTTCCCAAGTGGGACTTGTCTAGGGTCAGGCCAGCCGGGTCACGGCTCAAGACTTTCGGAGGGAGAGCCAGCGGGAGTGAGCCTCTAGATAAACTATTCAAACACATGGTTTCAGTATTCACACACGCCAAAAGTAGAAGACTCACAAGCCTAGAATGTCACGACCTTGTATGCTATGTGGGTGAAGCCGTAGTAGTGGGGGGTGTTAGGCGTTCCGCTACCATCTCCTTGTCCAACCTGACTGATGACCGTATGCGTCATGCCAAGTCAGGCGAGTGGTTCCTAAAGGATGGTCAGAGATCACTGGCTAATAACAGCGTAGCCTACACTGAGATGCCAGATACTGGTGCTTTCCTAAGAGAGTGGACATCACTCTATGAGAGCAAGAGTGGTGAGCGTGGTATCTTTAATAGGCAAGCAGCAAAGGACATGGTTCCAGAGCGCAGAGATAGCCACTATGAATTTGGGGTAAACCCCTGTTCTGAAATCGTACTTAGGCCACGAGAATTTTGCAACCTTTCTGAGGTAGTGTGCCGTCATGATGACACGCTGGCTACCATTCGCAAGAAGGTTGCCCAAGCCACATGGATTGGCACTATCCAATCTACCCTAACAGACTTCCGTTACCTCTCTGTACCATGGAAGAGGAACACAGAGGAAGAGAGGCTGTTGGGTGTGTCTCTCACTGGCATCATGGATTGCCCCGCTATCCTTAAGGCAACCGACAAGGAACTACAGGGGCTGAGAGATCACGCAATAAAGGAGAACATCTCTGCCGCCAAGTTGTTGGGCATACCTGAGTCAGCCGCCATCACTTGTGTTAAACCGTCAGGGACGGTGAGTCAGTTGGTTAATTCATCCAGCGGCATCCATCCACGGCACAATTCTTTTTTCATTCGTAGAGTTCGCAACGATAAGAAGGACCCCATCTCTACCGTCATGATAGAGGCCGGGGTTCCTTATCACGCTGACCCACGCAACGATGGAGCATGGGTGTTTGAGTTTGGCATGAAGTCTCCCAAGAATGCTATCACTCGTCATGACATCACCGCCCTTCAGCATCTGGATATATGGAAAAGGTTTGCCCTTAACTGGTGTGAACACAAGCCATCTATCACTGTCTCTGTTAGAGAGAACGAGTGGGTAGAGGTAGGCGCATGGGTGTATAAGAACTTTAACATTCTATCTGGTGTTAGCTTTCTTCCACACGCAGATGATGACCACAGCTATGAGTCAGCACCCTATGAGGACTGTTCTCCTGAGACATACAGGAAACTAGCCAAGACTCTACCCGCTGAGATAGATTGGAACTCTGTCAAGGAAGAAGAGGACCAGACCACTAGCAGTCAGGAATTTGCCTGTATGGCAGGAGCATGTGAAATATGAAGCACTTTGACAATAGTTTTTACACCATAAAACAAACTGCTGACCTATTCAGCGTATCAACAAAAACAATTAGTAGACTTATCCACTCTGGGGAACTTCCATGCGTTAGGGTTGGTAGGTGTGTGCGCCTACCACTCAAACAGCTTCAGGAGTGGGTAGAAAAAAATACTTTCTATAGTGAAGATATGCATCTTACTTGTTCTAATTATCCTAACTGCGATACAGAGGGGTGTGGTGAGAGGTGAGTCCTTGGCCACTAAAGGAAGAGGATATTAATGAGAACCTGTGCAAGCGTTGTGCCTTGTGTTGCTCAATGGATATAAAGCCCAAGTGGGCAGACGAAAGAATGATGGATGCATTGAGTGCGATGGTAGAAAAATCTACTGATATAACTTTCTTGGGGGATGGCATCCGAATCAAATGCTCCCATATGAGGCAAACAAAGTATGCCAAACATCCTACGTGGGAGTGTTCTATCTACGATGATAGGCCACAGTTATGTGAAGACTTCAACTGTGTTTCTTGGGCAAAGGTCAGCAACAACAGAGAGCGGTATGGTCAGGTGTTAGAGGTTATTAAAAGATTAAGTAGTAATGATAGGCCGAAAGCATTTGGAGGAACCGCATGAATCTTCTTATTATCCCTGATACCCATGCTGCACCGGGCTATGACAACGAGAGGTTTACGGCGGTGGGTCAGTATCTAATGAGGGAACGCCCAGAACATGTGGTATGTATGGGTGATTGGGCTGACCTGCCGTCACTTTCTTCCTATGACAAGGGAACAAAGGGGTTTGAGGGTAGGCGCTACAAGAATGATGTAGCCAGTGCCATTGAAGCCCAAGAGAAGTTCTTTGCCCCCCTGCGTGAACACAATGAGAGGAAAAGAAAGAACAAGGATAAACAATACAGGCCCAAGTTCTATATGTGCCTTGGTAACCACGAGGATCGCATCACCAGAGCAACCAATTCAGCCCCGGAATTAGATGGAGCTATATCCATAGACGACCTCCAGTACAAGAAGTTTGGGTGGAAAGTCGTGGACTTTAAGCGCTCTCTCACCCTGTTTGGGATAACCTTCAGCCATTACTTCACCACTGGCATATCAGGAAGGCCCATCAGCAGCGTTCATTTGGGCCACACGCTCGTTTCTAAGTTACACTGTAGTGCGGTACAGGGTCACACCCATCTGTACAACCACGCTGAACAGACGCGCCCTGACGGGCAGAAAATATTCGGACTTAGTGCCGGATGCTTCAGTCACCCAGACTACACTGAGAACTGGTGCAAGGATACCGAACACCAGTGGTGGAGAGGGGTGATTATGTTGCGAGAACTAGATGGTGAAGGGTACTATGATGAGATCGTTGCGGTCACTCAACGAAAACTTCTGCGTGATTATCCTTAGCATCCTTGATAGACACCACACATCCTGTCGGGAAGGCGTGAAAGCCGTACCACTCTCCCTTCTCGTCCTTGGTAGTCGCTATCTTGACTACCTTCTTGTTCTTTTTGACGAGGTATCCTATCGTCCATAGACGTTGAGGCTCTACCTCGTTCTCTTTTTCCCATCCGCACGTGGCTAGTATGTCTACCCATTCCACGACCACCAGACTCATGAGGTAATAGCGGCGAATTCTTTCTTTGCTTCTCTAGCCTCATCTATACGCCTACGAAACTTTTCAATCTGTCTGCTCTTCTGTGACTTAGAGAGGCTCTTATCCTGTCTGGTCTTGGTGATGTCACCACGCAGTTCCTGCTGCACAGTGTTGTATCTCTTCATCCTAATGGAGCGTTCATTTTTAGAAATGGGGTAGAGGTTTAAGCCACCCAGATACAGTATGGCTGTG